AGAAGTATTATTGTTGAAGGCATTGGTGGTGTAGTTACTACAGGTAAAAAGCAAGATTGGCACGCTATCTTTAATGAGAACATGATTAATCTTAAAAAAGAAAATTTAGGCCATAATGAAATTAATAGTATTAGACCTGAAGGTAGATTTTGGATTGTTACTTATCGTACAAAAGATGGAATTAAAGAAAAATCATTTGAGTCTGAAAAAGAAGCAAAACAATTTTTAATGTATCAAGATACTGATCCAAATTTAAATGATGCAATCTTTGAAGCTAAAGAAGCTAAAGCTGAAGAAAAAGAAACCACTAAAGAAGTAACTGATATGGCTACTCGTGGTTATGATTATAAGGATACTAAGAATTATGATAATGTATTTGGTGAAGAATTCTTAAAAGGATATTACACTGAAATGAAAGATCCTAAAAATGAAGGTAAACATGTTGAAGAATTAAGACAAATTGTAGCTAAGAATTTAGCTAAAGATGTTAACCATTATGTTAAAAATGGTCAATTTGGTACTAAAGGTGTAGGATACACTGTAGATGCTCCTGGTTTAGGCGAACCAAAACCTGCTAAAGGCAAACATAAATCATCAGGTTACGGTGATTTAAAAGAATCAGTATTACGTTCTCAAATTTATTTGTTAGCTAAAGAAATATTAGCTGAAGATACTAATAAAACTGAAGAAGAGAAAAAACTTAATGCTTTAAAAGAAAAAGCTTTAAAACAAGCTGGGGCTGCTATCTCAAGTATCGGAACAAATACCCATAAAGTAACTTTTGAACACAATGGTAAAACTGTAGCTATAGCTTTTAGAGATTCAGAAAAAAAAGCAGAAGAAACAGCTGAAAAATTAAAAAAGACAGATTTATTAAAAAATGTAAAAGTTGCTCCTAATAAATAATAGTGTAACTATGAAACAAATTCTTATTGAGACTCAAACCTTTACAGCTAAACCTGTTAAACTAATTGAAGGAAAATCTTCAACAGGTAATCCTTTAGTTGAAGGAATATTAGCCACAGCCGAAGTAAAAAACGGTAATGGCCGTTATTACTCAAAAGAGTTATGGGATAGAGAAATTGATAAGTATATGGATAATGTTAAGTATAATAGAGCACTAGGTGAATTAGATCACCCTGATTCTTCTATCATTAATTTAAAAAATGTATCTCATAATATTAAAAAAATATGGTGGGATGGAGACCATGTGATGGGTGCTATAGAAATACTACCCACACCATCAGGTAACATCTTAGCTGCTTTATTTCAAAATGGTATACCTGTAGGTGTATCATCTCGAGGAATGGGTTCATTAAAACAAAAAGGTGAATTAATGGAAGTACAAGACGACTTCGAATTACTATGTTGGGACTTTGTCTCAACACCTTCCAACCCAGGCTCATACATGAAAGAAGTAGCATTAAATGAAAGTAAAACTGTTAACAACAACCAATATTATAAAGTAAATTCTATTATTACAGACATACTTTGTGCTAATGGAACTTGCCCAATATTCTAAAATAAATTATTATGTTTACACAATCTACTAAAGAATTAGCTGATTTTAAAGCTAAAGTATCTAAATGTAAATCTGCTCTTAATGCTGAAGTTAAATATCTAAAAGAAACCCTCACTAAACTAGGAGCCAAATATAACTTTGGTCCCTTAGAAAACGAAATTAATAAAACAATTACAGCAATTTCTACTTCAGTTGAAAACCAAATAAACGAAAATGCAAAACAGATAAGTAAAAAAACAGCAGATGATTTAAAGAAAAAATAACTCCTCTTAAAATAGTATTTTAAGACTGATGCCTCACAAAAGTGGGGCATTTCTTTTTTAATAAAATGTGTTTTTAGTAGATCCATATATATGTATATGCAAATATGCTACCCTTTCCCCTATGTAGCATTAATTAGTTAATAATCTATTACGTTTCCTATTAAACGTATTTCCAAAACAAATTTATTTGAGGACAATGAACAGAGAAATGCTTAAAGAAGCAATTGCTGATGCTAAAACTATCCGAGAAACAGCAATTGAAAGTGCAAAATCCGCTCTTGAAGAAGCTTTTACTCCCCAATTAACAGCTATGTTTGCTGAAAGGTTAAACGAGCTTGAATTAGAGGAAGAAAAAGATAAAAAAGAGCCAAAAGAAGAAATTGATGAAATGTACAGTGTAGAAGAAGAAGAATTAGAAGAAACTTTTAATCTCGAAGAACTTCTTGCTGAGTTATCAATGGAAGAAGAACAAGAACCTACAATGGAAGGTGATGACATGGGAGAACCATTAGATGAAGATCTAATGCTTGAAGAAATGTCTGACGAAGAAATTGAAGAACTTGTTATGCAAGTAATTGATGACATGATCGCATCTGGTAAGCTTATGCCTGGTGAAGGCGAAGAAGAAGATGAAGAAGGTGAAGACATGGAAGACATGGAAGACATGGAAGTAGGTGATGAAGATGAAGAAATCGATATCGATGAAATTTTATCTGAAATGGAAGACAAAGAATCTATAACTGAAGCTGGCGTTATAAGTCAATTCATAGACTTTGTTACATCCGGAAACATGACAGCTGCAGGAAATGTAATTGATGCTGCTTTACATCAAGCCACTGCTGGTGATGTAGCTGGCGGGCTTGGAGTTACAGGATCTACAGTTGCTTTCTTTAAGGCTTTAAAAAGTTATTTGAAAGATCGCAAAACTGAAAAAGGTGATAAGATGGAAGAAACATCTGATACTACTGAAATGGAAGAAACTATCGCTGAACTCCGTAACGAACTCAACGAAGTTAATCTATTAAATGCTAAGCTTCTTTACACCAACAAAATCTTCAAATCTAAGAATCTTACCGAATCAGAAAAAATCAAGGTTTTAAACACATTTGACAAAGCAGAAACTGTAAAAGAAGTGAAACTTGTATTTGAGACTTTAACCGAATCTTTAAAAACCATTACAGTTAAAAAGAATCCAATTAAAGAGTCATTAGGATCAGCTTCTAAAACAATTTCAACTGCTACCCCTAAACAACCAATTATTGAGAGCAATGATGCTTTTGCACGTATGCAAAGACTTGCAGGTCTCAAAAAGTAAAAATTAACATTAACAAAAACAACATGGCTTTGATGTTAGAAAACCAAGCAAAGCAATTAGTAGTAGAAGCTAACTCAACTTTTACTGGCAATACTTTCACCTCAGGCACCTCAGGTGAAAACTGGGCTGGTATTGCATTACCATTAGTACGTAAGGTATTTGGTCAAATTGCAGCGAAAGAATTCGTTAGCGTTCAACCAATGAACTTACCTTCTGGTCTTGTATTCTTCTTAGATTTCCAATATGGTACTACTAAGAATCCATTCACTGCTAATACTTCTTTATAAGGTAACCGTAACGCTAGTGATCCTCAAAATCCATTCTCTACTACTGATACTGCTGGTGGTTTGTATGGTGCTGGTCGTTTCACTTACACCACTAACCAATTCTCAGGCTCAACTGGCACATCTGGTTCAAACGCAGCTTCTAATGCAGTTATTGCTCAAGCTGATTGGAGTCATGTAGGCTATGATTCAGCTTTCTCAGCTTCAGTCGCTGGAAATAAATTGTATACTGTAAAAATTTCTGCTAGCCGTGTTGATTCTTATATGGATCTTGATGCAGTTCGTGGATTTGTCTTAACAGGTGGTACAGCATTTGTAGAATTACTCCCAGCTTTCACGTCATATAACTCATCTACAGATCAAATTACATTTGTAATTAGTGCTTCTGCTACTCCATATACTGCTGCTGCTGGTATCATTTACTATAATAAGAAAACAGCTGATAATAGACGTGGTGATTTTGAAGATACAGCTATGGGTTCATTCTCTAACCCAAATGCTCAAACTGTTGATAATCAAATTTCTATCCCAGAAATTAACTTCAGCATGCAGTCTCAAGCTATCACAGCTAAGACTAAAAAGTTGAAGGCTGTATGGACTCCTGAATTTGCTCAAGACTTGAACGCATACCAAAACTTGGATGCTGAAGCTGAATTGACAAATATCATGAGTGAGTACATTTCATTAGAAATTGACCTCGAAATCCTTGATATGTTGATTGGAGATGTACCTTCATCTAACATTGAATACTGGAGCGCTGTTAACAATAAAGCTATTACAGCTCCTAACACAGCCTTTACAGATTTAGGTTTTTATAACTCACAAGGTCAATGGTTCCAAACTCTTGGTACTAAACTTCAAAAGTTAAGCAATCGTATTCACCAATTAACCCTTCGTGGTGGTGCTAACTTCATGGTAGTTTCTCCAACTGTAGCTACAATCATCGAGTCTATCCCTGGATTCGCTGCTAATAGTAACGGTGATGCTGCTGATATGGAATAT